TAGAGTCAAACACGACTACATCATCTTCGTCACCGCTTTCTCTAAATTTAAATATCCATACTTTAGTCATCGCTATTCTCCATTATAGGGAAAGGTATGTTTGAACAAAAGCGTATCGCAATGTTCGGGATCAGATACAACACCTCTACTCCACTCGCCGTTTTCATCTTGTAAGACGGGATAGACAAGCACTTCATACTCCCATTTCTTATCCTCGAGAGATTGATCGAGCATGAGGTGCATATCGTAAGGCACCCCCTCGTGCCATATAGTGTGCCATATATCGCCCTCGCCCTCGTCTTTGAACTTACGAGCAGAGTTAATAATCTTATCACGGATTTTTTTAGAGCCCTTATTTGTTAACTCCCATTCTTTTTCGTTTAAGTAAGAGTAGCTTTTTAAAAACTCTTCTTTACTCAAAATAAAAAAATCATGCATTTTTTCTGCATCATCTAAAAAATTTGTAAACTTAGTCATATATTTTCTCCTGTAGTTGACATAATCCCATATAATCACAGATAAAATGGCCTGTCAACACAAAAAAAGCCCCCTAGATCTCTAGAGGGCTCTTCTTTAACTACGGGAGAGGGCCTATGACTTCCCTCAGTATGTAGTTATACGCGACTATATAAGACTTTACAAGTCTTTTTTGTTTTTTATTTGTTTTTTATTATTAAAACCGTCAGGCGTGATAAATCTCTTATTTATATCGGCCCGAATACGTTTAATTGTTTCCTCGTCATCAAAAACTTTAGAGTAATCCACTTCTTTTTTCTTTTTACGGCGGGTCATACGTTTAAGTTTTTCTAAAACTTCTTTACTAAAGTGGCGTATTTGGTGATCTGTATTTGTTTTTTTGAGAAAATTATTAATGTTTGCTAAATATTCTAATTTCATTTCATAAACTCGGGCTTGCGTAACGGGATGCGTACTTCGGGATAGCTGTAATGGCTTTCTACCGCCACACAATTAGGTTTTTGCACCCACGGATCTTTATGTTGGTTAAACATTTTCGCGTGATACAGGCAATCTTCTTCTTTTTCAAAAACGATACGATGCACTAGATGTTCCTTTGCTTCCACATCAGGTAAAGTTATTAAAAATAATACATAGTATAGCACTTTAGGCGTCATAGTCTAATCCTCTGTAGTCCACAATATAACTATTTTCAACCGCTTCACCCTCATGCGGTATACGAAACCGTATATTAACTTGTGTATGGTCCCGATACTCCGTTTCGCGTAGCGACCACTTCGATACGGGGCACTTTTCTAGCCACAAATCAAACTCTGTACGAGCTGTATATTCTTTCTTCGTCATATCTTTCTCCTATAGTATAGTAATATATATAATTTATCCCATATTATAACTAAATTTTTTTTAGTCAAGGCTTGGGATCAAGCTTTTCTTTTAATTTATTATAAATTTGCCAAATAATTTTTAGCTGACCGCTGATAGTTCGTCCGCGATCCGAACTTGTTCGTTTAATTTCCTCGTAAACTTCTTTGGGAACGAGTACCGACTTCCATTTTTCTGTGTCCATAAGGTGTCCTTATATAGTATCTTACAGGACTATATAAGATAATATGTAAAGATGCAAGAAAAAAAGCCCCGCTTGGCGGGGCTAGGGTGGGAGGAAAGAACCGAAAAAGTGTTAGCAGTATATCATTTAGCAGTTCCCCAGTCGGGGCCGACTTCAATATCACACTTGCTCGGTATTTCTAAGTCTACCGCAGTTTCCATCATCTGCGAAACAGTTTCTGCATCTTTCATGTCTTTTACGGACATGGCTATCTCATCGTGGATCTGTATGAGCGGTATACGGCCTGTTTTATATATATCAATCATAGCTTTTTTGGTCATATCAGCCGCTGATGCCTGAATTAATCTATTCAGAGCCTTGTAGGTATACGCACGCTTCAGGCGTGTTGTATCACCATACTCTTGCACCGCTTCGCGGTACGGGAGCGCTTTGTTCATCTCAAATGTATCGGGCTCCCACAGATCAAACCGACACTTACGTCCTAACAGGGACCGAATAGAACCGCTACTGCTCTTGTCATTCAATCTGTTTTGCACGCCCGTCATCAGCATTTTAACAAAAGGTACCCGTGTATGATATTGACGGACCAATTCCTTGGCTTCGTCAAGCGTGATATCAAGTTGGTCAGACATTTTACCGACCCCCATACCGTACATCAGGCCCAAGTTTATCGTCTTTGCTTGCTTTCGTGGTATCTGTGCCATTTCGGCAACCATTGTATGGAAGTCCATATCGGGATTGTTCCGATAGCCGTGGACAAACTCTTCTACACCGTCCAAAGTAAGCCCCTTACTCTTGCCATAGACATACGCATAGTGAACCAAGATCCGTGGTTCCTGTTGCGAGAAGTCAATCGCAGCCCATTTTTCGCCCTCTTCGGGGAGGAACAGAGAGCGAATCATAGGACCAAGCTCAGGATCCCGTGCGGGGATCTGCTGTAGGTTCGGGTTATTCATGGAGATACGTCCTGACACGGTACCGCCGTCGTCGGATCGTATTTGGTTTATGTGGCTGTGTATGCGCCCATCGGAGTGACAATGTTTCATAATTGTATTGATAAAGGTCCCCGATGTCTTGTTTAGGTTACGGGCTTGGACAATTAACTGCGGGAGCTCGTGACTGTGATCGCTTAGGAATTGTTTCGTGAACGATGGTGCGCCTTTCTCGGTCCGTGGGTATTCGATGCTGAGAGCCTCAAATGCCTTCGCTATGGAGGCGGCGGCCCATATTTCGATGTCATGGCCCACTCGTTTCTTAATGTTGCTCAGTACCTCTTTCTCGCGCTTGAGTAGAGAGTTGCGTGTACGCTCTACTTTTTCCTGATCGACCCGAACACCGCGCCATGTCATATCAATCAGGCACGGGAGTAGATCGAGCTCGAGATTAGCGATAGGCCATAGATCTTCTTTACCGAGTTGTCCTGACAGATAGTTCCACAGTTCGAGAGTAAGTTCGGCATCTCCCTCGGCATACGGTCCGACATACATTGCAGGCATTTTCCAGAGCTCGGCTTTTGGGTCCAGTCCAAATCCTCTTGCGGCTTCTGTCAGTCCTTTTTCGGATTTTACTTTACCGAGATGATCGTAGGCCAGAGCGTTCAGGCTGTAGCTAAAGCGGTTTTCGTCGAGTAGAGCCGCGATAAGCATGGTATCGATGATCCGACCGTTGAGCGTGAAGCCCATGCGCCGTATCCATCCCGCGTCATACTGGGCGTTGTGCATAATCTTATCGGCGGGGCACTCAAAGACTTTCTTTAGCCACTTGTTTACGATGCGCTCGTCCAGATTACCCCCGTATTTATGACGGATAGGTATATAGCCTGACCAATCGCTGACGGCAACAGCGTACCCTACTACTTCGCCATCGTTTCGTGCCCACCCCGGCCCGAGTGTTTTGATATTTGGATCGCGTGTTTCAACATCTATAGCTATTTGTTTGGCTTCAAAGATGTTGGGGAGCTCGGTTGGCGGTAGCCATTCCGACTTCGGCGTATCAAACGCGAGTTGCAAGGCCATTATTTTTCTCCCCCAAGGGCGCCGTAGCCACAGACATCGAGCCAACTGTCCTCATGGTCTGGTGTTTCTATCAGGCGGGACAGCTTGACCGCTATCATACATTGATAGACTTGCGATACGGTTACGTCTTTCTCCAGTATAACCGACCACATCTTTGCTATGCGTTTGTGGTTTTCGTGGGCATCACCGTAAGCTTTGGCCCGTGGGCCGTTAATCATCTTCTCGGCTTTTGCTAGTATGTCTTTCCTGTTCATATGTTGTAACTCCTCAATGCGTCTTCTGGCTCGATTAAATATAGATTTTTTTTAGTTCGTGTTACACCGACGTAGAACACACGGTGCAGTTCGTCAGGGTCCTGTTCCGCCGCTTTGGACGCGGCGGGGGACACATCAGTAAATAGCACGACGTTCTCTGCTTCCCCACCCTTCGATCCGTGGATCGTGGATAGTGTTATACGAGGCGTGCCATTAAACTTCTCTCCGCGACGGAGTAGAGCGGTGATGTAGGCTCTTTCGCTGTCGGGTATCTTATCCATAGCTTCGTGCCATATCATATCATTGGTGGCAAACAGGCCATGATCGCGCTGTAGCGCATCAAGTGTTACGGTTTCATCGTCCATAAGGTGCGGTATTTTTTTATAGCCTCGCTTTACACGGTTGCCTACAGACATATAGCTGTAGATGACACGGGCCACAGGGGCGGTTATCTCCCGTCCTTTACGCATTTGCTCCCACCCGTTCACCGCCTCACTTATCTTTTGCGAGATGGATCGTTTGCCGTGGTACGCAAATAAGTGACCGCGACTGCGCAAATTATCTATTAAACCGTGTAAGAAGTAATTAGCTTGCGCGAGTACGAGCCATGTTCCTTCGGATAAATCTATGTGCGATACATCATTGATACGTTTTATTAGACCGTCTTCTGGTCTGGGCAGATAGGTTTTTGGTACACGCTTGTGTATGCGTTTGGATATACGCGAGGCCAGAGGATGTATATTCTGTGGTACGCGGTAGGACTGTTCAAGTACCTCGTACCCTCCGTTGAGTCCTATAAAATGCTCGACATCAGCCCCCGCCCACTTGTATATAGCTTGGTCATCGTCCCCCGCGCAGTATATTCTATCCGAATGTTTTTCTATAATGTGGGCCACATCCCATTGCAGCGGGGATAGGTCCTGTGCTTCGTCTATAAAGCTGACGCTTAGGTGCGGACAAAACTTAGAACTTTCGTTTACAAATATCTCTAGCATATCGGTAAAGTCATAGAGCTTTAGTCTGTTTTTGTAGCTTTGTATGGACCGTGCGACGTAGGACAGGGTCATCCAGTCTATGTTGCTATCCGATAGGTTATATTGCTTGCGCAAAGGTATTTTTTTTAAACGAGCTAAGTTTATGATACTAAGGTAAGGGTCCGCATTGGCACTAGATTCAAACATATTATCGCCACCGCCATTGTCAGGCACGAGCTTTATGCCAATAGTATCGGATAGTTCTTTGTAATGCTCGTTCTGCATGACTTGTTCGGAACGTATGCCTGACAAGCGCAAAGCAAAGCTGTGTAGTGTACGGAACCATGGTAGTTGATTTTCATCAAGACCAAACCGCTGACACGCACGATCCACTGCTTCATAAGCCGCTTGGCGGGTAAAGGCAAAGTATCCTATCTTTGAGGGCGGTATGCCTTGACGTAATGCCTCGTCAACTTTATTCAGTAGTGCTGTTGTTTTCCCCGTCCCCGGAGGTCCGTATATCCTGAATATCTTTGTTTGCATTCTGCTCTTCTATTTTATTAACTATTACACGCACTCTTTCGCGTGTTACACCATACTTCTTACCAATAGCCGTGAGTGTCATGGCTCTTTCGGTCCGTAATCGGTGCATCTCAAGGTTTCGTTCTTTATAAGTAAAGGGCATTTTCTGCATCCTTTATACTTCCATACTTTTTTAAAAACAGGGGCGTTTTTTTCCCGACCCACGCTCCTAATACATTATAATGAAAAAACTCAATAGCGTCCTCATACGACATATTATCACGCCGACATAGTATAGCTATACATTCATCCATGTCATAGGCAAATACATCCTCCATATTAAATCGCGATGCTACGCCTAAAAATGCTTCATCAAATCCGTCTGCTTTTAACATTAAAATACCTCTTTGCTTTCGTTACCACCAAACTCAGGAGCGGATAGCTCCACCTCTACCGCATCAAACGACGGTATCTTCCATACACGCACAGGGCGTCCTCTTATTGATATTTGTGAACTTTCTCCACCTTTGTCCCGTAGACGTTGTGCTATCTTATGACTTTTGTATTCAAAAAACTTGTTGCGCTTTAAGTGTGCGTCAAAGTCTTTCAGTCTAAAATATGTCATCTTTTCGTCTTCATCCGTCCATGGACGCTTCAACAGTATCTCTTCTTTATCGTCGGCCTGTTGCATACTTTGACAGAACTCCTCAAGATGGTCATAGAACTGTCCGCTGACACTAGCGTCCTGTGATACATCTATGATAGCGCTTTCGTTTTCTTTCATCTCTTGCATCAGGGATCCAATACGGTTTTCCCATATTATTCGGGATACAGAGCGGGGCATAAAGTTCAGTTGCTCCATGCACGATCTCTGAAATATAGCTTGGTTCAACAGAGCATCCGTATCCATTTCCAAGGGCTCCCCGTTTACATCGACGAACCATACGGGCGGTATCGAGTTGTATTTACGTAAGTTTGCTATTACAGCGCCTTGTACAGCCGCTCCTACACCGTGCTTTCGTGTAAGACATAAAGTTTTGTTGCAATAGGCGTTGATTGGTGCATCGCTACATTTGTAGGCATACTCCTTACGTTCAAGCTGTTTGGCTACGATGTTTACCTCACTAAGAGGAAGAGGGGGCTCAAGATACTGCATATTATAGGTAAGTATCTCTGTTTCCCAACTGTCAGGGTAGGCCTTGCGTAAGTACACGCCAAGATTAAATAACCCATTGTTTCTACCCCCCTCCCCTATCTTTTTACTGGCCAGTATTTGTAGACAGGGCGGACCGTCCATCATGGGCTCTTGTACTTTAGGCTCGCCTACTTGTAGGCGTGTTATTTGTTCGGGTGTTTGTTTGTATTCCTCATATAGCTTTATAAACTCATCAAGCGTGGCGCTTGTGCCGTCGTCCTTGATGGCATACCGCAGGCCGTCTTCTGCATCAAAGTACGGTAGGTTTAGAAAATTTCCTACATCATCGCGGTCTAAGTGTAGTTTTATTTGCTTTGGGAATATCTCACTACCGCCGTAACCGAGCGCGGCAGACATTTGTTGTAGCGTTGCTTGCATATCCTTGGCTTCTATCCATTCTGTAGCAAACAGAAAACAGTGTGCTCCACCTGATTTGGAGCGACAAATGACCAAAGGCAGTTTTAGCTTACGTATTTGTTCTATTAGTTTCTTGTGGTCAAGGGGATATTGATCCACATCAATACACCCCCAGACACATTTGTTTTCTTCGTTTATGGGTATGATACCGATACCACGACCTTTGCCTGATATGTGACCTTCCCATAGCTCTGTGGACCGTGGCTCGCGAACTATCGCGGCACGGCCCGTGCTCTTACCATTTAATTGCTTCTTATCAATCTTGAACGTGCCGTAGGCTAGTTGCAGACCGTCAAAGATTGCGGCAAATTTTTCTACTGATGACATAATTAGAACGGTATCTGATCTTTTTCGCCGCTCTTAACATCTTCATTCTCACGTTTTACTTCAACGTTGCCCGACTGGACACTCTCAGAGAATGCTTTTGCCTGTTCATATGTCGCTAAGTTTTTTGCAAACTGAGTAGGATCTTTCTTCTGAGTGTCCTCATC